ACGCCGCCAAATTCATCCGGCGCGCTCTCGACAGCGTCACTCGCCAGAAACTGCTCGGCAAAATTGAGGTCATCGTTGTTATCGATGACTGTAACTTCGACCTTACGCCGCAGATTGCCGAAGAATACCAGGGCCGGCTCGATATCACTATCTTGAAAAACCTGCTAAAAACCAGTCCCGCCTTTGCCCGAAATTTCGCGATCACGCGTATGGCGCACGGCCGGTACATCGCCTTCCTGGACGCCGATGACGAGTGGTTGCCGAAGCACCTGCTGAACGCGATCGCATACCTCACCCAGAACCCGGACACCGATCTGTACTATGCGATGTGCGTCAACTGCACGGACGAGCCGGTCGGGTTCCATGGCCACCCGATCGAGAACATCGATGACTTCTGCCCGGTACCGTTCTCGACCATCGTCTGCAAAAACCCGCCAGCATTCCCATTCGACGAACGGCTCCGGGCCGCTGACGATTACCTCTGGCTCCTGAAAACATACCGGTCCGGCGCGAAGATCCATTTCAACGACAAGCTTGAGTCGTACTATTACATGCACGGTGAGAACCTCACCAGCTGCGCCCCGGATTGGCCCGTGCAGCATTTCATGGTCCGGCTCCTTGCGGGCGATTACCGCAGGGCGATAACACTCCTGCCGGCCGCAATCCGGGCAAAATGTCTCGGGAAAAATACGAAACGGAGCCTGCCATGATGCCGGATGTCTCGGATATCAGCGGCATGCTCTATGATGACGAGCCGGAATGGCTCTACGAGCGGGCGAAAGAGGCCACCAGTACCATCATCGAAATCGGGGCCTTTGAGGGCAAAAGCACTCTTATCCTGGCACAGGGCGCGATCGATGGCCACTGCCCGCGGGTGTTCTCGATCGACAACCACGCTCTCGGTGGCGCCGGCTCATACAACCGCCTCGTGGGCAACCTCACGCAGCGCAGCATGCGGGCATTTGTCGAGCTGTTCGTCTGCCCCTCGAAAGACGCGGTCCGGTTCTTCGCGGAATGCTCGGCCGGGTTCATTTTCATCGATGGCGGCCACGATTACGAGAACATCGCCCGGGACCTCGACCTCTACCTGCCGGTCCTGGCGCATGGTGGCATTGTCGCGGTCCATGACTGCAACCCATCGTACCCGGGCATCATGCGTGCAGTGCACGAACGGTTCTCCGGGGACTGGGCCTCCGAATACACCACCCGGGCCAGCGGGTCGTGGATTGCCTGGGCGAGGAAAAAATGAGCGTGGCCGTCCGGGCGCCCCAGTACCTCATTGTCGAGGACCCTACAGATGCCGATGTCAAAGCGTTCCAGCCATACGGCGCCGGCCTGCAGATCTGGAAATGCAAGGCGCCGGAAGTCATCATCAGCGGGCCTGCAGAGACCGGCAAGACCCGGACCTGCTTGGAGAAACTCGATGCCCTGATGTGGAAGTATCCGGGATCCCAGGCAATCATCGTCAGGAAGACGTACCACAGCCTCAAGACGACCGTACTGCTCACGTTCGAGAAAAAGGTGCTCGGCCCGGACTCGCCGATCGTGAAGCTCGGCGGCGAGCATCGTGAAGGCTACGTCTACCCGAATGGCAGCAGGATCTATCTCGGCGGCCTGGACGATCCTGACAAGATCCTCTCTTCCGAATGGGACGTCGTCTACATCAACCAGACTGAAGAGCTCACGCTCAATGACTGGGAAGTCATCACAACCAGGACAACCGGTCGGGCCGGCAACATACCCTATGCCCAGGTGCTCGGAGACTGCAACCCGGACAGGCCGACTCACTGGATCCGGCATCGTCCCAGCCTCGCCTTTTTCGAATCCCGTCACGAAGACAACCCGATCCTGTTCAACCCGGTCACGCATGAGATCACCGAGCAGGGGAAACGCACCCTGTCGGTTCTGGACAGTCTCACCGGTGTCCGGTACCAGCGGCTGCGGCTCGGCAAGTGGGCTGCTGCAGAAGGCACCGTCTACGAAGAGTTCGATCGGGCGGTCCACCTGATCGACCGCTTCCCGATCCCGGACGACCGGATCAAGTTCCGCGCCATCGATTTCGGGTACACCAACCCGTTCACCTGTCAGTGGTGGGCCATGGACGAAGACGGCCGGCTCTATCTCTACCGCGAGATCTACATGAGCAGGCGCCTGGTCGAGGACCACGCCCGGCAGATCCTCGAGTACACCGGCAACGAGCAGATCTATGCGACCGTTGCCGACCACGATGCCGAAGACCGGGCCACGCTCGCGAAGTATGGCATCGAGACCGTTCCCGCGATGAAAGCGGTCTCGCTCGGTATCCAGGCGGTCCAGTCCCGGCTCCGGAAAGCCGGTGATGGCAGGCCGCGGCTGTTCGTCATGCGGGATTCGCTCATTGAAGTGGATCCCTGGCTGCAGGCCCAGCGAAAACCCCTGTGCTTCGAACAGGAAATGGACGCGTATATCTGGAAACCATCGGCAGACGGCAAGCCGAACAAGGAGGAACCGGTCAAGGCAGATGACCACGCCTGCGATGCTGCCCGGTACCTCGTGACCTATGTCGACAGCGTGACCGAGGCGGCTGATATGACCGAGGCCGTGCTGGTCTACGAAGACGATTACAGCATCAGCCCATTCTGAGGAGAAAATCATGACACAACAGATCGAGACCTTAATCAACAAGAGAGCGCTGCTCGCGGCGTTCTCATCGGCAATGATCAATGAACGCCAGAGCAACCCGAAAGAAGCGGCAAACCTCATCAAACGCTTGAAAAGCCGGATCGTTGAGGGGGAGTTCGACGAGCCCCCCTCTATGGTTGTCCGGGTATCGGTGGATAAGGAGTTGCTCAAGACAACAATGGATGAAATCCTCGCGCCTTACATCGAGGAGATCGAGCGGCTGAAAAGGGTTGTCGATTCTCCCGCAATGAAAAAAGCAGGAGAAGAGGCCGGGAAGAAATGATCGACGAGGTTAAAAAACTCAAGGAGGTGGTGGCCGACGGCGAGAAAGCCATCGCGGCCATCCACGACCAGATCGCAGCGCTGGAAGAGTCCACCGCAAAGAACCCGGTCGACGGCATGCTGTTTGACCAGGGCCGGGCTGTCACGGTCGAGGAGGTCCAGCAGCAGGTTGCAGAACTGAAGGAAGACAACGCCATCAAGAGTGAGAATCTGGAGCTCATGAAAGAATCCATCCAGGTCCTTGAGATGCAACTCGCGGAGCAGGGCTGGGTACAGCTCTTTGGCGGGGGTGGTCCTTATGCCCGGGAACTCTCGCGGGTAGCACTCGGCCGCATCAACGACCTGGTCCGGGTCTACTGGCTCAAAAACCCCCTGATCAAGCGGGCCGTCACGCTGCAGGCGCTCTACGTCTTCTCGCAGGGTGTCGATATCAAGGCCAACGATTCCGATATCGACGACCTGGTCCAGAAGTTCCTGGAGGACCGTAAGAATAAGGTGAGCTTCACGAGCCACCAGGCGCAGATGGCCAACGACATGGAGCTCACCGCGTTTGGCAACCTCTTTTTCGCGCTGCTCACGGATCCCGACTCCGGCCGGGTCATCGTCCGCCTCATCCCGTTCGACGAGGTCATGGAGATCGACACCAACCCGCACGATATCAAGGAAGTCTGGTTCTACAAGCGGCAGTTCATGCAGCAGACGCTCGATTACCTCACCGGCACGCTCGTCACGCGGGCATACGTGCAGTGGCACCCGGACTGGAAATACCAGCCGCCCGAGGACCAGCGGCCGGAGAAGATCGGGCTCTATGATGTCCGCTGGGATGCCCCGATTTACCATGTCGGGATCAACAAGCTCGCCGACATGAAATTCGGGGTCTCGGACATCTACAGCGGCCTCGACTGGGCGCAGGCATACAAGCAGTTCCTGGAGAACCTCTCGAAAGTCTGGCAGGCCCTCGCCCGGTTCGCCTTCGATCTCAAGACCAAAGGCGGGTCCGCTGCGGTCCAGGCATCGAAACAGAAGATGGAGAAGATGGCGCACCAGAAAAGCCCGGAGATCGGGTGGGCGGAAGGCCGCCCGGTCGCCTCCGTCTTCTCGCACAGCGAAGGCGTCGAGCTCTCGGCCATCAAGACCTCCGGCGCGACCACCTCTGCAGAAGATGGCAACAAGCTGTTGCTGATGGTCTGTTCCGCCACCGGCATCTTCCAGCACTACCTCAGCGGGGATCCCGGGAAGGGCAACATGGCGACCGCCAAGACCATGGAACGGCCCATGGAGCTGCAGTTCCTGAACCGCCGGACCCTGTGGGCAGATTCCATCAAGGACATCCTGCAGTATGTGATCGACCAGTCGATTATTGCACCCAATGGCATGCTGCACGAGATAGGTGAGCTTGCTACCGACGATTATACCGGTGAGCAGGTCGTCGTCATGGGTAAGAAATCAGACGAGAACGGCGAAGAGACTGACGAGCTTGTCTCCCGCGAGATCGCCGTTTCGTTCCCGCCGCTCCTGGAGCACGACATCACCGAATCCGTGAATGCTATCGTCAATGCGGCGACCCTTGGCGGCAACGGCCTTGCCGGTACCATCGACATGAAAACCCTGAGCAAGCGGCTGTTTGAGGTCCTCGATATCGCGGGTTCGGACGATCTGCTGGCATCGATCTACCCGGAGGACGACGCCGAACCCATCCTCTGGACCAGGGACCAGAAACTCAACATGGTCTTCAAGCTCATGACCGGCGACCCGCAGGATCCGTTCAGTATCCAGCAGCAGAAACAGCTTGCCGAGTTCCTCGGCCTGAAATACATCGAACCGCCCAAAGAACCCGAACCACCCGCAACACCGGCCGCGCCGCCTGCCCTCCCGGGCCGGATCCCGATGCCTGAGGAAGTCGACGGCCAGCAACCCCCGCAGCTCGCGAAGGCAAAGGAAGCAATCGACACATCCGGCGGGGGTCCCGGCGATGGCAGCCTCATAGGGTGGCCTGCACCTTACACCCCGGCCAGCGGACCATCATTCCCAAGCAACGACCCGGTCCATGATGAGGAGGACCTGCTCGCGATCAAGAAGTGGCGGGCAACTCACCCGGAGCTGTTCACGGGCGGTGCTGAGGACCCGATGGGCGCGACCGGCGAAGAGCGCAAGAGCCGTATCGCCCAGCACAAGGCCATCATCGCGAAGTATGTCCAGCAGCGAATGGAGAACCCGCCCGGAAACAGCGATGCAAGTTATGGCGGGGCGATGAAAGGGGCGCCGGACGACCGTTCATGAGAGATCCCAAGCCGCCCCGGCAGGTCCCGCGGCGCGTGCCCAGGACCGACCCCACCCGGTCAGCCCGGCAGATTAGGCAGTATGAGGACAAGCTTGTGCACCTGGTGAAAAACTATCAGGCGGCCGTACTCCGGGAGCTCAACCGCCGCGTCATCCGTGAAGAGAAGGCCGGGGTCCCGCCGGTGAGGCTCAACACAGCCGGCCTGAAGGGAACGCTCGGCCGGATCGGCCACGATCAGATCGAGCACCCGGGCACTTATGTCGTGAACGATGAGATCCCGCAGGCATACAACCGCGGTGTTGTCTACAGCGCCATCAAGCTGAAAGTCGCCGGTATCGACACGTCCAGCCGGATAATGCCACCGGATCAGAAGGCGATCGAGCTGCTGAAAGCCCGGAACCTGAACGGCTATGGGAAAGACGGCGAGATCGTCGGTGGCCTCAACAACATTTCAGCCGATATGAGTGATGCCATCATGCAGACGATATCGGACGGCCTGCAGAACCGGGACACGCTCAGCGATATCTCCCGGGCGATCGTGGCGAATGTGGACGGCATCGGCATCAACCGGGCCACCATGCTGGCACGGACCGAGATCATGAACGCGGTCAACACCGCCAACGTCCAGCGGTATCAGCAGGCAGGTGTCGACCAGGTCGAATG